ACACGCACCTTGTCTTTTGTAATTTTGGTTGGTTCGTCCTTAAGACTGGCTCCAAAAATCATGTTAAGCATTTCTCCAGAATCAGCCGTAGCTAACACTCGAGCGATTTCAGCCTGTACTTCGGGAGTAAACTCCCGTGGACAAGAATGTTCATCAGTAGGTGGTAGATCTACCAAGAACTTCGCCTTAGGACCTCCAATGGGGTAGCCCATAGAAGTCTTCGTGACCATTGCGTCGATGAAACGCCTGCCCTCAATACCAGAAATGGTTTCCTGGTGTGATAAGGGTCTCATTTCAGCGAGATGTAAAGAACTGTCTCGCTTGAACATCTGCTCAATTTCAGCTAGGTAATCATCCATAGCTACTTCCACCTTAACGGGATCAAATCCCACAGATGGTTTAGAGCATACCTCTAGTGACTCATACCATGGTCTCCAACTCTGCGTGTCTACCCTTCCATTTTCCAGCTCAACTGGCTTAACGAATTTAGGTGGACCATGCACATTAGGAACACCGGTCACTTCCTCCACTATCTTAGAAATAGGCGTCTCGATTACTCGAGAAGTGAATTTCGCCTTCCCAGTAACTGTGCCGTAGGCAACAATCGCCGGGTCTCCTGAGATAAAGTTTGTTGGGCATTTCTTGTGGACTGTTCCACTAACAGCATATTCCTTTCCCATCATAGAATCTGGGATTTCTGCTGCCTGCGGTGCCTCAACAAAAGTTGGGCTGAGCTTGATCAACTCAGCACATGCGCTAGTAAGTTGTGCGCTAGTAAGAGCGAAGCCGCAACCTCGCCTGGTGCCAGTAACTCCTCCAATGTGGAATCCTAAAATCTTCTTTTCCACTGTATCTGACACAATGGGTGCCATGCACATCCCTTCGTACGTTTCCATAGTACGTAACGTATAAAAAGAACCTGGGAAAACGGCAATGCCGTTGTGCACGTCGTTTGCATGTTGCCACATCAATTCATCTTTGAAGGGCTTGAGTTTATCATCAACTCCATGCATGACTGCCATAACTGGGTGTCGAACGTAATCTGGTTCGAAATGTTTGATCATGGTCTTGGCTGGTTGTGCATTTGGTACATACACTAGTGCTGCATCAGTATTGGGAATAATATAACACCTCTTCCTGTTAATAACAGTTGAGAAATTACCTGACGTAGTCTTAAATTTGGCTTCAGTGGGGACCTGTGGAAGAATGTGTGCAGGAACCAAAAACATCTTGCTTTTGACACAAAATGCTCCACTGTAATAGTCTCCGATCTCCACGATGCTTAAAGCTGTGCGGAGACCTTTCTGGGCAAATTCCTGGTTGCAAAAACTTCCATTATGGTCGAGGGTTTTGATTCCCTCAACCTTCCAAACATTTGCCTCAGCGTCGCGCTCTCTAATATCCTCTACAGACTTCGGT